CCGGGCTTAGCATCGACGCCCGCCGGCAGCCATGACCCACGACAATTAGGATGCTGTAATCCCGCCGCAGGCCACCACATCTCTTCTGAGAGACGCGGAACGAGCTTATCGCCAACCTTTTTCATGGGGCTAGAGGAGCGGCCAACATTGGTTTTACCCGCCCAGACCTCTTTCCAAGGATCTTTGAATCGTTTTGAGGGGCTCACGACCGTCACAATCAGGCCGTTGATCTTGCTGCAAAAGGCGCACGCCCCTTTGTACATCTCAATTCGCTTGAGCTTGGTCCCGGGCGGCTGGCCAGCGACATAGGCTTGATTTGAGATTTCCCCCGTCTCAGTCACTGCAATCCGTCGCCAATCCTTATTAAGAACCCCAAACTCATCAAAGAGCTTTGATTCGAGGCCCTCAAGGTGCGATTTAAAGGGCCTGTCGCTCAACGACTGCTCTTCAATGTGCTGAAGGATGGTTTTTTTAACCCGGTGCTTCACTGCATCACTCAAGGACACAACGCTTTCAGTGCAATGCGCCTTGCCGATCTCGATGATCTTGGCGGCGGTGGCCGTCATGGGCTGTTTTTCAGCCATCTCGATGGCCAGCTCCATCGCCTTTTGCTCCGGGGGTTTTGATAAGACTGCCTGCATCCGACCCATAAAGACCGCCCGGGCGGCCAACCAATAACCTTGGCTGATAGCAAAGTCATGAGGCAGATAGCGCTCGAGCCAATAATCCACCAGCAGCATCCACTCATCGGTGCTGTAACTGTCTGGATTTCCAGAGCGCAACAACGATTCAAGAAGCGACAGCTCAGATGGCGTCAATCGGCCGTGAGGCGCTAGGGGATCAAAGGGATGCTTGCCGTGAAGAATATCTTTGAGCTCACCCCACATGGCATCCAGTTGATAAATCCCGCGCTGATGAAAGAGCTCCACCAGCTCGGTGAGGAAGGGGTTTTCATGCGGGTTAAAAGCTGAATCAGGCCCCTCCGCCATCGCTTTGTGAAGGATTTCGAGGCCCGCATTCAGCGGCTCATCGTGAAGATCGGTGATGTCGAGTAAGAGTGTCATGCCCTAAAGTCTCCCGTCACGATAAAAAAATTGAGAAGACTGTCTCCTGCGCATTGACACCTCTAATAGCTCTGCTATTATTCATATCGACTGGCAGGGGAGTGGCTCCTGCCTCAGGCTGAATGAGGACCAACCCAATGATTGCAGTCGCTTTTCGATTTGAGGATTCAAACCTGATGGGGCTGGCATTTGCCCAAAACAAGGAAGACCTTTTCTGGAACATTGATCAGTATGGCGACCCCTACAGCGCAGAATTGATGTCGCTCAAATCATGCTCTGTTTGTATCGCGCAGAATTTGAACAGAACTGAAGATGAGGATGAGGATGATGATGAGGGTTTCACCCCCGATCCCCCAGAATCTGTGGAATGGGATGAGGTTATTCACTTTGGTGTCTGGAAAAAACCGCACTGGAACTCCGACAAAATTTTTAGTCAATTGCGCTTGGCTGTCCCCGCCTCAGAAAAGGACATGGAGACTTTTTGAGATGAAAGGATCAAGCATTATTGCGGCAACCTTCAGCACCGATTCCGCAGGGTTTGAAGATTGCAGATATCAACCGGGAAGAACTTCTCGGGCAATTTACACGGTTGGCAATGACTATTTTGCAGTCGGCAAGACCAAGCCAAAGGACGAAGTAGGTAAACCTTGGGAGAAATTCAGCGACCAGTTTTGGGCAGAAAAATACAACACCACATTGTGGTTCAGCAAAATGGCTACGGCCTGACCCCTATCAAAACCAAGGAAAAGACAATGAAACTAGGCACTGAAACAAATTCCCTGATTAACCACCTCATGAGCGGCCAATCAGTCATACCGGAAATCGGCATGGGAGCAACCGTTCTCGGTTGGACCGACAGGCATCCGGCCACCGTGATTGACTGGGATCAAAAGAAGCAAAGAGTCACCGTTCGCACTGATATCTCAGTGCGTACCGACAGCAACGGGCTCAGTGAGTCGCAGGAGTATGAATACACCATCGACCAAAAAGGCTCCATTTATCATTACCAATGGACCGACAAAGGGTGGAAAGGGGTTACTTTTAGCGAGGAAACCAAACGATGGCGTCGATACTCTGGAAAAGGCCTGATGGTGGGTTTCCGCGAGCGATTTTATGATTTTTCTTTCTGATACTCCGCCTTTGCTTTATCGGATAGAGGCAAGACTCAACTTTGAAAAAACCTTGATGAATATCGACTGGTTGAAGGTTCACGAAAAAGCTATCAACGCCATATTCCCCAAGCAATGGACTTCCGTCGACGACATCAGCATCAGATCGATTTGTCTGAGAATGAAAGGCATGGGCATCGAATGTGATTCGCTAGAAGAATTGAACTGCATCGTTCATTATCTCGAGGTAATAGGCGTCGTCGAGCGTGAAGGGTCGAAGGTTCGGGGTAACCCCGAAAGCATTTTCGTGGTTCATTAAACACGGGTGAAAAAATGACTAAAGAACAAATCGCAGAACTGAAAACCCAAGCCAAGAAAGTCGTCGAGGCCAAAGGCTATCAATTTCATTCCACGTCTTTTCTTGAAGGGGTAGCGGCCACTGAGCGCTTTCACGGACTCACTGCACCTACCTACACCACGAGGGCTGAGAGACCCTTAAAACATGAATGACGTCGACCTTCTTAGGCTTGCAGAGCAGGCCGGCTTCTCGATCATTGATGGACAGATATGTGCCGCTGAAATCGACGGAGAATGCACTTTAGAGGTTGGGCGCTTAGTGTCCCTACTTCAGCCCAAAACCGTCGCCATTGAATGCACACGGCCCGTTGATCGCTATATCATTCTGTATGCCGAGGCTGAGGAGCTATTGACGTGTATCAGCGCCCGGCACGACGTGAATTACGACATCGAGCCATCGACCGTCAGCTGGCCAGATGTTGGAACCATGGGGCACTTTGTTGAAATCCTTCAATATGCCCTTCAATCCATGCCGAAAAAAACACCATAAAGGAGAGAGTCATGTCTGATTTAAATTACTACCGCACGTTGACCCATTTTTCCCCGCATGAGGCTGCCCCGCTCCTCTATAACATTCTCCCAACAGGGCCCCATCAGGATCTTCCTTTGCCGGTCTCTGAGCTGATGCAAGAGCTTGTGGTTCTGGCCTCGGCCCTTCATTCAACGCCACCCGAAGATGGGCGGGTCTTTCCACGGGTTTGGTTGCGGCAAAAGGCGGAAGCGCTGGGCCTTGAGCCTGATTTCTTGAATCAAAAAACCCTCTATGACACCGGCCTATCCCGCGAGGACTTCCTGAAATCGGCCACCCAAGAGCTTCTGGGCGGCGACTGGAAAAAGGTCTACGATGAAGAACTCACGCCGATCTTAAACCGCGTAGAGCCGGATTAACCGCCCACTTTAAAGACTGTCGCCGAGACCATCGACTTCCAAAAATCATCGCCCACCTGATCCGATAATTGCTCGATTGCATCAATCTGGGCGTTGGTTTCAGGGGAAGCCACCGCGCCTTCGGCCTGCTGTTCTGACCCATCGGCGGCGCTTTCCTCTTGTTGATCGACGCCCTCAGAAGCCACCCCGGCATCCCCTTGTGACTGAGACATCTGCATCCAAGGACCCACCAGAGAAGGATTCAAAGGGGCATCCCCCATCGGGCCTTCTAGCTTGTCATAGCCCTCTTGCGCCCGGACCTCATTGACCGTAAGGATGAGGCGAGAACGCTCTTCAGTGATTCTTGAATCCTCTTCATCAAGACCGGTCCACCTGAAACAATAGTTGCTGTCAAAGGTGTTGACCACGTAATCTGAGAAGACGTCCTCAAAATAAGACAACAGCGGACGAAGTCCTTTATCCACACTGGATGCGAGCTTTTCGGTGGTATCAGACCCAGACAAAGGCGCTCGTCCAGAAGTGAAGGATTCAAAAGCAATCTCGCTCGGGTCCATCGCATACACAGAGCACGCAATCGAGGTGAGAAAAGTCACAAACTTCCCAAACAGCATGTCGTCGATGTCAACACCGAACTTTTCAAAGCTGGCTTTTGATTCCTGATCCTTCGAGACCAAGACGGGCATCGCATAACGTGAGGACCCCGGGCCGCCGCCGCCGGTGATCATCGAGCGCCAGTAACGCCGGAACGCGGACATGTCCTCAGTGGAATAGTTCCCGGTCAGGTGAAGAACGCCCGGTGGAATGGAGTTCTTGTTGAAGTATTCCGCATTCAGGTTCATCACGTTCAATAGACCCGTGGTGACCTTAATCAACAGCTCAGTTTCGCTGAGACCATAGCCTCCGACCACCACATCGGATCTTGGGTTGCGCACTTCAGTGATGATGTCAAAAGGCGTATACGCGGTTCTAACCGCGCCATTTAAGACCTGAAGCGCAATGATAGAGTCATCGCCGTGATAGCCGCTCTCATCACATAACCGAATGGTGGCAGCATCAATCGCATAAAGACCATCCATCCCGAGCGAGCGATCCCGCTTCATCTCGGTCTCAATCGCAGTCATGTCCATGGTCAGAGAATCGCGGACCAATTTGGCCATGAACTTCGAGAAATTGTCTCGCTTCATGCCGCGTCGTCGCCGCGCATCAAACTCAAAGCCGCAATTAGAAAAGAACTTCTGAAGAAGATTGACCGAATGCCGCTCTGAATCAACCAGCTGATGGTCTCGATCAATATGACGAATCTCAAACCCCGGGCCATGGCCGATTTCCTGCACGCGGCAGAACCGTTGTACCTGCCGGATACGGGTATTGATAATGGCTGAAAGAATCGGCGTCTGCTGCACCATGGTCCGCATAGCTTCGGGGGAGAGTAACCCGGGCTTTTCATACCACTCGCCATAAATCAGAAGCTGAAGCTCATCAAGATGCACGGACTGCATCCCCTTGGCATCTTTGGGGCGCTGCTTCATCCCGGGGAACTGAATGACGTTTCTTTCCTGCATGGCCTTTGAGAAGGCCTGCTCTTCAAGATCGTGATTGATCCAGTCGATGACGGGCTGGATTTCACTGGAAGGAATTAGGCTCGATAGGCCGTTGTGGAGCGCCGTTTGGGTCGCCTCAAGATGCGCCTGCTGACGCTCATCGCTTGGGGCTTCTGGGTTGAATGCAGTCGTTAAGGTATCGGACATGGGCGTCATCCAGTGGGGTTTTGGTCAGTATTGCGTCACGAACTAGCCATTCACAAAGACCGTCGCAGATCCCGTGGAGATGACCTCATCGAACTCGTGCTTATCGCCGATCCGCCCCATTTTTTTCGAGTTTACGAACACGTTGCTCGATCCTTCAGCCAGTTTTGGAGCATGAGAATGACAGCCGCCATCGTTGTGCGCCGCCATTCTGTCGTCCAGCCTTACGGCCCCGATGCCATTCACGAACACCGTCAACGATCCTTCATCGGTTTTAGAGGTCAACGGCAGGTTGCAATCACCCGTCACTGGATTGAAGGTCCCGTGTGGGCATTCGACTTCGGATTTTCCTTGGCTTTTGGCGGCAGCCGGCATCGATCGTGTCTCATGAATCATTAAAATGGTGCCGAGCTTTGGTCTGAAGCGCCCGGCGGCTTGAAAAGCTGAACGCCCACCCATGCTCGCATCACGACCGGAGCCTCAAGTGTGATGAAGACAGCTCATCATGATGTACTTGTCCGTATCGGTTGGGGCGTGCCCGGTGTGCGGGAACATCCAATGCGGCGGAAATAAAATAACGCTGCCTTGACGCGGCTTGAATGAAAAGCCGAGTGTAGGGAATGAGGTGAGACCATCGTTGTCGTTGAGGTAAAGAATGAAGACCAGATAACGCACGGCCGTCTCTTTGTTGGCGGCATCAATATGCGGCTTAAATTCAAAATCACCGCCCTTTTCATACTTTTTAATACGGACCGCCTCAAATGAGGTGGCATTGACATAAGAAGCCAGCTTCAGGGAATTGAAATAATCTTCAATGAAGGGGGCGAGATAATGACAAAAAGCATGGGCCAGCGGTAGAAGATCCGTCTGATTCAGTTCCAGTTGCAGGAATTTATAACCCGGCGTGTCATACAGCCGAGCGATGTCTTTTCTGGCCTCAAATTCCTTAATGATGGTATTGCACTCATCCGCCCCAATCACGCCCTCATAAACCCGGATCAGATCCCGAAGGTTCATTTCAAACAGGACGGGTTACCGTAGCGGTCAAGGCCCGGGTAGGACCCATTTGGGCACTGCCCTTTCATTTGGTAATAGGCCTTTCCGACATCCTTATCCACGCAGGCAGCCCCCCCCGTGGTGAGGAGGGGCATCATGCCGGTCGGACAGTCACCCAGACTACCCTCAACGCTTCGTGTCTCGCCGGTTGCAACCTGAGCGCAGACGGAATTCCCGTAGGAATCCAGCATGTGAACCTGACCCACGCCGCAGGCCATCGCCAGAACGAGCGCTCCTTCAATCATTCTTCATCATCCTCAATGCGGCACGCCTCACCGCTCCCGATCTCATCCATGAGATGGCAAACTGCTATGGGGGCAACCAGACTACAACACGCTATCCCAAGCACCCGAACAGGGTCTTCAGAGGCCAGATCGCGAATTGCGCATGAAAGGTCCACAGCGGCCCGCCTCATGTGATCCTCAATGTCCGCATCATCATTCCATTTGGCGGCCTTGGCCCGCAAAACGTCATACACAGAAATCTTGTGATCAATAATCAGATTCATCTTATCGAGTGGCGATTTTTCATCAAGCATAGTCATAACCTCAGAGCATGAATTCAGAAGGATTGCGGCCATTGGCCACATACGATTGCAGCCACGCGGGCTGTCTGCCGCGTCCTGACCATGTGTTTTCAGGTTTTTCAGGGTCAATAAAACGCACCTGAACCGGATTGGTTCGGCGTGGAACCTTCAGGTGGAGTGGCTTATCTTTCTTGGTCCACGTGACCGTTGCCCCATATTTTGACGCCAGCTCATTCAACTGCTCCAGCTCTATCAGCCGCTCCTCTTCAGCCTTTTGATTCCGCTGCTGAATCACGTGAGGAATAATTTCATTCAAAACAGCCGCCGGGAGCTGGTTGACCTGATGCAAAATAAAATCGGCAGGGGCAGATTCAGCAATAAAAGCACTCATCGTTTTTCTCCTTGTGTTTCAGGGTCATCTTCAATGGCCTTAAAGTCCTTGCAGGTATCGGTCTCCATCATCAAACCAATCACCTTTGATCGTCGCCATTCGGTGCAATGACAGCGCCCATAGCAGGCATTGATCTTGACGGGCTTAAAATACTGGCAGGAATGGCATTGCCTTTCGCCAATCGTTCCTTTGATAAGCATTGCTATTATACCGAATCAGATAAAAAAAGCCCGCACGCAGGATCTATTCCGCGCACTAAAAATTTCCTTTCATTACACCAGCCGCGCTCTTTATCAAAAGATAAACAGCCAGCGCAGGTATCCGTTGTAAGGCCATCAGTATCTACCACTCGAACGATTTCATCAGGCAGCCCGGGGAGGTCCTTGGCAATGGTATTTTCGGCGGCTAGGTCTTCTTGAGGGAGAATCATCATGGAGGTTCCGTGGTTGCGTGCCCAAGCGGCGTTCATCAACATAAAGGCGTAGCTCATGTGCGGGTCAATGCCGATCTTGACGACTTTGGCCCGCGCCTTTCGCTCATGCTCATCCTGCGTGACCACCAAAGCGGTCTTCGTAAAATGATAAAAAACCCAGTCTCTTAAAATCGGGATACGCTTAGTGGACCCTCCCTCGATGACGTTTTGAATCAAAGCATCGGGATTCGGGAACAACACAAACCGTTCCCTGACCCGATAAAGGCTCGTCTGCATCATCTTGTATTGATTCAAGGTGACGGTATAACGGCTCCGGTCTTCTTCAGAAGTCCTTCGATCAGACTTTGAAAACTCATCGCCCCAGCGGAGCATATCCTCGCGGAGGTCGGCGTAGTTCGCCAAAAACACTCGCCCGGGAAACTGATTAGCAAACCGCCGGGCATCATTGACGTTCGGCAGCTGCTCAACCACGCAGATTGAAACCCCATACTGCCCCATCAAATCGGCCGACCTTGAAAAAGGATCGATATCAAATATAGCTTCCACATGAATCACCGCCATCCGCCCATCGGGGCGCCGCTCTGAGATGATGATGCAATTAAAGCCGCCCATCTGGTCGATCCCCATATAGGTCTCGCGGGCCTCTTTTTTCCATACCACGCCCTCACGAACCCCCTCCTCCGCGCAGGCCTCGCAGAGTGCCAAGGTCACCGGAAGCTGATCCGCATCGATATAAGGTCGAGCGAGAGTTCGGTTATAAAAGGATTTTTTCTGATCCCCCGTTTTAGCTCGACTCCAGTCCTCCACCATCTGCCGGGGCGTCATCCGCGGGCTGATCGTTCTTGGCAGTAAAAAGGACCGAATGTTCGAGAGAGAGGGCTGAGAGCTTTGTATGTACATGCCCTGTTGTGGGTCATCGATCACTCCAAGGCACTGAGGACACGTCCAATGATAATCATCGTCGGTATAACCAATGGATCTCCCCGGGAAAACCCCATTGGGGTCTGAAAGATCTGAGAATTCCCCACACTGAGGGCACTTGGTATGCCAGATCTCCTGCGTCCCAAGGCGATACCAGTGATCGATATCAAGGTCCGGCATATTCGCCGTCGATAATAGGAGGGTGAAATCAATCGCGCTGTCACCGGTTCTAGCCCTCACCTTATCGATTTGGTCGAGGGTCATCTCTTGAACCTCATCCAAGGTCACCACATCCATCGGGATCGATTCGGTGGTGACACGCCCCGTCGTCCAAAGAAACAAGAGGAGGGAATCCTTGATCTTTCGGGTGAGAACATTGCCCTCCCCCACCTTAATGGGATTTCCAGAAACATCACGTCCAGTGATGAGGATCTTATAAAGCTCTGGGGAAGATCGAACGATCCGCATGAACCGGTGCTCTGATTTATGAATCGCGACCGACTGGGACGGCATGAACATACCGATGGTCACCGGCTCCCACTTCAGCGACATGTAAAGATTCGCCATCGTCTCCCAGATGGTCAGGCCGATCTGCGTGCTTTTCATGATCACGAGGGTTTTGCCAGCGGCCTCTGCTGCGGTAGTCGGTATGGCCTCATAAATCGGGATCAAGGCCGGGCGGTCATCGAGCTTAAAGGGCTTTCCGTCCACTTTAAGGCCCTTGGCTGCCATGGCCTGACACCATGACAAGAAAGTCATCTCTTCAGGAATCGCTTCAACACCGATTTGAGTGATCACCTCAACCGCTCGCCGCCGCACCTCATCTGAGGCTTGCCCGCGGAGCCACAGGGGGACGGGGGAAATCTTATGTGGCAACAACTTTCGCATTTATCGCGGCAGATGGCCTTCAATCAGGGCTTCAAGCTGCTCATCGGTCAGTGATTTCACGTCAAAGTTAAAGCCGAGACCCCATGCTGTCACTTCCCCGTCCTGCTTCATGGCCAGCGAAGAGAAATTAATTCTCACCGACTCTGCGGAGAGCTTTGCGATCATCCAGCGCTGCCGCTCATCCCTTAATTCGCCTTTAAAATCGTAGGCCTCTTTGAGCTTGAGGAGCGCTGAACGGCGGAACCCTTCCATCTCGGACCATTCCCTCCGGTGTCTTGCCAAAACCTCAGCACGCAGCCGTTCAGACTCCTCTCTAGCGACTATTTTGTTGAAATCTTTGTCGTCAACCTCTGGGTCAATGTCAAGGGCGTCCGCTCGTCGCTGAGCGGCCTCATTAATAATCGCCAGTTCCCCGGTTTTACTCCAGTGTTCGATCAGCGCCTTTTTACTGATGGCGGCTTTGGAGGGCACTACAAAGCCGTGGCTTGAAGAAACCCGCTGTGCCGCCTCAAGGTAGCTGACCACCGGATCTTCCTCCCACGACGCCCTGACGGCCGACCACTGCTCTTTGGTTAATCTACCCATGAGAATCCTCACATTCCTTACTTAATAAATTCATCCCTGACAAAAGGATTTCCTTGACCAGCATATCCACCGCATTTTCAGCTTCAGCCGCATCAAAACTGAACCACTCGCCGGAGACGCGGCGATGGTGGAAACAATCGTGTAATTTTCTCTCGACGACCTTGCACTCATTGACGAGGCCCACCAAAATCGGGGTGACGGGAAGGGGGCACCCATTTTGAATAGCGGCGAAGCGCGACTGAAAGTCGGCGGCAAAGCCAATCTTGTAAAACCGCTCACCCACCATGTCGCACATGACGATGTAGACAAATCCGGCGAGCTTTTTTTGCTTTTCATCGAGCGACATTCTCCGATGATCGCTGCGGCCCGTTCGGCGGAAGACTTTTGATCCTGCCCTGCGTTTCGTCTCTCTCGGCTTTGACTTCATACTGCGGTCGCGATCGGCCAGCATGCTTCCCGTGATGGGGGGCTTATTCCACCCCCCCTCGCGGTTCGCTCTTTTGCTGATGGCATTCCTTGTCGGCGGGTCAAACCCCCCTATGGCGGCAGCCGCATCGGCGGCATCTCGATAGGTAATAAACGAGTCAGACTCCCAGATGGAGCGAATCGCCTCCCAATGAAGGTCATTCAGCCGAGCCATCTTGAGGGTCTATGAGATAAAGGCAGGGCCGCTCATTCGTCTCTCTGAGAATGGAATGAATGGGATACTGATTCGGTTTTGAGACCTTTTTATCGTTCATCATCTCGATGAATCGCTGACAGCGGTCACGGTCAACGCAGGGAACAGACCGGCCCGTCACTCCAAAGCGGCCAGAGCAGCGCCCCTGATCAGGTGAAAGTCCCCCCATCAATTCTGCGATAGCAATAAAATTCAGGGGGTTCACGATTAGCCACCAGAATACGGTGGAACTTCCTGCATCCGGGCCATGACATGCCATACGCCCATATAGGCGGTGTGGAGCTTCATGTCAGTGACACTGTTCTTGAAATTATCAGCATTTAATTCGTCCATGACGTATGCAGCCATCCTTTCAGCAACCTCCGTGCGCTTGACCTTGGCCCGGTAGAGATAATCTCGATGAGCCCCGGGCGTTCGCTCAATGGTAGCGGCTGGGAAATACGCCTCAATGTGCGCCTTGACTCGGGCGCGAACCAACAGTTCATCCGCCGCACAGTCTTTTTCCACAATGCTTAAAAAGCCATCTTTTCCACAAAACCACATAACGATTGCCTCCTCACTGTTAAATAGCAATGCTATTATAACAGGGCGAAGAAAAAAGAAGCAATCAACTTAAAAATCGTTGCGCGTGCGGGAACTGCTTTTCAAGGTCCTTTTTCCTAGTCATCAGTTTTTCAGCCAAGGCCGTCCTCACTTTTTGAGTGCCGGGCCCATAAAGATGGCAGAGCGTTTTGATGGTCTCATCATCCACCGATAAAACCCGAGCGGCCGAAGCCTCTTTTTGCTTCTGGGTCATCCCGCCAAAGGCCTTTAACGTCTGCTGATTCATGCCATTGAGGAAGGTCTCGGTTTCGGTGACCCGATCTCCGAACTTATCTCCCTTCGGAGCCCCTTGCGCACGATACAAAAGCGAACCGCCGACATCGATACGAACACCGCGCCCATCTTGACCGACCATCATGTTGTCATAGGCAAGGCCGACGGCATCATAGTCAGCCAACCAGCAATCGACCGCGAAACCCTCGGCAACCCCGGGGGTTTTGGGACCCAAAGCGGCCTTGTCGATCTTTAGGTCAGGGAT